AACAGTATCATCAAAGCATGTACCCAGTGCTTCCGACATGATATGTGGGATAGCATCTTTGGTGCGAGTCTTATCTTGCCCATCAGCAATCTTGATAGACTCCATCAAAGCAAGATAGATCGCACGTTCTTTGCACCACTTCTCAGTGGTGTCCATCAACCAGTCATCATTATATTGAGTTTCATCTAACTTAGTATCAAGGAAGTCTTCGATCTCCTTGATAATGTCAGAACTCAAATCCCGACGCTTTTCAATCTCAATTTTGAGAGCAGTAGGTTCGGGTTGTGTATTGTATTCAGTCACATACTCATTGATGTGATTGAATATAATTTTGTAAGGTTGAAAATCGAAGTATTCATCTTTCAAAAAAGGCAACACTGACCTGAGATAGGTCTCGTTTAGGATCAGTTTGCTCAACGCAATCTCTTCGATCTTTTGCATTAGATGTAGTGTAAGTAAGTGCCAACAATATACTTGTCATTTGATACAGGGACAAGTCCTGCATGTGGGTAAGTCCAAGTGGGCGGGAACAGCAAACACTTACCTCGTTCTGGTTTGATCTTCAAGTCCCTATCAGGGAACTCAGTCTCACCACCTTCATCCACATCATTGAGGTAGAAGAACAATGCTAGGAATCTCCTAGCACTATCATGATTTCCAACATCAGCGTGGAGATCAAAACGATCATCCTTCGATACACTATATTTTTTGAGACGAACTTGCTCTAAGGTATTCTCATAGGGCCAGTTGTCGCGACAGTTAGTGTCTTCCATGTACCGTTCGGAGACCTCTTTGATTGCCTCAATCAATCTGTTATGGACCTTTGCCCACCCAGAAGAAAGGTTGTCCTGTGCATACTCAGTTATATTGAACTGACTAAACTGTGGACGACCTTGCCTCTCCCAACGTTCAAAGTCAGTATCTCTACACAGTTCAAGAATGTTCTTGCAGAGGTTATCGTCAAGAACATTGTCATATGTTCTGATGTAGAAATTAGGATCCATAACTAAACTCCTGACGTGCTGCTTCTTCAAGTTGTGCCATCACTTCTTCGGTGAAGTATTTCTCGGGATCAGCGAGAACAGACTTAGCAAAAACAGAAGATTCACCAATCTTCCAGCGAGTGCCGACCCTGGTGAATACTCCGTACTTCTCACCCAATTCCAGAAGTCCGTAATACTTATCCAGTCCGCGTTCGTCATAGAATAGTCTCGTCTGAATCTTGGAATTTTCTTTGGTGAAGCGAGACTTCTTGGTCTCACACTTGATAATGTTACCCACTACCTCAGTACCATCCTTCTCCTTACTCTTGGACAGATACACAATAGTCGATGCAGCGTATTTAAGTCCACTACCACCGCCCATTTCTTTCATTGGCACATAGGATCCCACCACATCATAGGTGTGGTTGGTGACGAGCAGAGGGATGTCTGCCTTACCCAGTTTGAGAGTCAGCACACGGAAGATAGACTTCACAACCTGAGCACGAGTCATGTCACGAGTCTCTTTACCTGCCTCAGAGTCTTCAATCTCTTTGGTGGTAGAGAGCATACCCAGAGAGTCTAGCACAAACATGAGAGGTTTGCGTTCTTCCTTGGGTTGTTTCAGATAGTTGTCAACAATTTTGATTGCTTGCTGACGGAACTCCTGCACAGTCACCACAGGTACAATGATCATACGATCAGAGGGAATACCACGGGACTCAATCATCTCACGAGAGATAGCAGACTCGGACTCAAAATAAATGCATCCAGCATCAGGATTATTTCTAAGGAAATTACGAACGACAGAAAGAGCAAAGAAAGTCTTTCCCGTGCTCGATTCTCCTGCCAGGGCAGTGACTTTGTTGGAAGGAATCCCTCCAAAAAGCGAACCACTAACCACGGCATTGAATAAATAAGACCCAGTATCAACGAAAGATGCAACGTCGCCAGCAGCAACCCCCTCGCTAACAATGCCAGCGTATTCATTCCCAATCTCTTTTACTACATCTGTTAGGAAACTCATGCGAATAAAAACTCCAATGTGATACGTTTCTCGGGGGACCACCCAATAGCGTCAAGAACAACCTTGACAGGTGACAAGAAACTTTTGTTGAATTGTTCATCATAATTGACCGACCCATGGATGTCAAACTCCTTGGGTAGGGTCTGGAAGAACGAGATAACGTTCTCACCAATCTTGTTTGGTGTGCGAAGATAGATGAACTTGATCTTCTCACCCTCCTGAATCAGTGGATACTTGTGTTGCAGTTTCAACTTCTTTATATTGTAATTGTACATCAAGGATCCACGGACATGCATAGGACAACCCTTTGCATATATGTGTGATGGGTCAGAGAACTTACCCAAGTTGTTACAACTACGAGGGAAAGCGATGTCTTCCAAAGGAAGACTCTCAAACTCACGACGGAACCTGGCGATGTACTTTTGAATGTCATCCTCGGTTCCATTCATGACAACTTTGAGTGCCTCTTTAATGGCACCCCGACAGGGAGCAGGTGTGGAGGACTTCACTGCTTCGATACCCATGATCTTCAACTTGGGTTTCTCATAACGAACACCCTCACTGTCCCATACGTTGAGGATGTATCGCTTCTTCGCAGTCCAGATACCACGATCAGCGATGTTCTCACGCTTCATGCTCATTTTTTGTTCATATGCCGAAACGTAATTCGCAAGTTTCTGATAAGACTGTTCGATGAATGGTTCCAACTTGTCCTGACAGATCTTGTCAAGTAACCCCACAACCGCTGCTTTGTCGCCAGACTTAGGACCAAGAAATTTAGTAACGAGAGGTCCAAGATTAAGATAGATTGAGTCAGTGTCAGATGCAATGACATAATCCTCCTGATCTGTTTGCAAAATCTTATTTAGGTATTCGTTGATTTTATTCTCGATCCAACGGATACTCACCTGACCAGATAGCGTAATTGCCTCAGCGTTCGCCAGATTGTAGTAGCGAAAGTATTGGTTTCCGATGGCACCATAGGCGGAGTTGAGTTGGATCTTTCTTGCCATCTGGATGTTGTTGTATCGGGACACATCCTTTTGAAGTGCCAGGGTCTCAGATGCTTCCTTGGTATGTTCAAGACTCTGTTTCGCGGCCAGCATCTTTCGCTTGTAAATGGATCGGTCATCATAAATGCGTTGCATCATTTCAGGTAGGAACCCGTGGATGTCCTTACGATACTGAGCACCGTTAGCACACACGGCAAACTCCCCGTCAATCTTCACCTCTTGTGCAAGCAGTTTGTCAACTGTCACCGTGGGGTGACGCCTCTCCACCAGGGTCTCTGGGGAGATGTTGTACTGCATGATCAGGTGGGGATACAGGGAGTTAAGGTCAAAGGACACCACCCAGTCATATCCTCCTGGGATAGGTTCTTTGACATAGGCACCAGCATACTGATCGTTCTTGCTGCTGCTGATCTTTGGGGGCACCACGATGTTACGTTTTTTCAGATCGTTATAGATCAAGGTATCCCACATGCGAACTTGCGAGTACACATCACTCAGGTTGACCTTAGCGTCATAGGCAAGAGTGAGTGCCAACTCAATCAGTTTCATCTTGTCTTCCAGTCGGTCAACAAGTTCCACGTCAACGATGTTGTACTCAACAAACTTTTGCCAGTCCTTTGTGTAGAACTCTTTGAAGTTCTCATACTCACTGTGGTCGATCTTCGCCTGACCCAGTTCTACATTTGCAATGTGATCCAGACGATAAGATTCCTGAGCAGAGTATGTAAACTTTTTGTAGAGATCAAGGTAGTCGAGGATAGCGACACCATTAATTTCGTAAGAGATATGCTTACGACCATGGATCTCGATCTCTCTTTCAAGCACACGGTTCCACGGGGAGAGGGACTTTTTCCACTTCTCCCCTAGCACCCGTTCCAATCGACGACAAATGTACGGAATATCATACAGGTTGCAGTTCCAACCAGTGATGATATCAGGGGTATTTTCACACCACCATGCATGGAAGTTCTCCAACATCTCCACTTCCGTCCAAAAGACACGATACTCTGTGTCTTTTGGTGTAAATTCCCTGGTGCCCCAAGTAATAGTTTCCTTGGTGCTGAGATTCTTGATTGTGATGCAAAGCATCTCCTCTTGACATGCTTCCACAGAGGGGAAACCATTGTCACATCCCACTTCGATGTCGATCGTATAGATCTTCATCTTGTCCATTTCAAAGAGAATCTCTTCGGGGAACTTGTCAGCGATGAATTGATACACATACCTATCGTATCCATGCACTTCGAGACCTTCAACCTTCTCGTATTGTTCAATGAACGAACGAGCTTCCCTAGCGCCATCGAAACGCTTGGGGTGAGCATTACGCCCATCAAGAGTCTTGAACTTGGAACTCTTGGATTGATCCTTGGGCACGAAGTACAGTGTGGGACGACACTTTTCCCTGTACTGAACAGGTGCTCCGTTCTCATAACCCCGATAGAGGATATCATCACCGAGCAAAAGTACGTCCGTGTAAAACTTCATCAACTAACCATCGATTTATACTTGTCCACCAGGTCGGCAGACGGGTCAAGTATAGTAAAGATGAGGTCGGAAGTCAAGAAGAGATCTCGCTGGTCTGTGTGCAAAGGGAACTTGATCAGTCCCCCATGTTCATCGACTCGATAGCAATTCTCAATCAGAATCGACGGTTCCTCGTCCAGTTCCGTCATCTTTCCCATCAGGTACAGACTCGGATCGTTCTTCAACAACATCAATTTCAGCATGGTTCGCGGTTAGTTCTTGGTACTTGTCTGCCATCTGATCGATGGGGGAGTATATGAAGGAGACAGATTGGATAGGAAGGAATACATGAGGTTCCTTAGAGAAAGGAACGAATGCTTCAAATTGCACATCCAACTGATCCAGAGTGGTGGGTTCATCAGTGTAGTGGGCTTCCTCAAAGAGACTCTGAGGTCTTTGAATCACGAAGGTGTAGGGGCGATCCAATTTATATGCAAGTGGAGGACCATCCTTACCCTCTCGCATCTCATAAACATCAGCGATTACGTCCTCGCCGTTTTGCATTCTTACGATTCTTACGCTCATAGTCTTTGTTCATCAGGTTTTCAAAAGTATACTTCACCATGTCGGTGAATGCTCGTCGTGCAGTGACGTTCTTTTCGTCAGCAAGGACGTGGACATACTGCATAAACAGATCCATCTCTTCGGGTGGAATGTCTAGCGTTAGTGTCTCACTTTTTTCTGTGTAAGGTGGACACAGATTAACATACATGTTCATGGATTCCTCCAAATAAAAAGAGACCCATGGGGGGTCTCTTCACTTGTGTACTATATATCAGTTTCGGTTGACTATCCTTTCACAGGTGCTCATGTTCTTTCGACAGAACCCCCTTACATAACTGTCAACGTCCACCTCCATGGTGTAATGAGCGTGGAGGTGGAGACCTTGAATTAGGCACAGGAAACCCACCACCAACAAGTTAAACTGTGTCACTGGATGACCCAGAACTTTCAGAATTAATTTCATAAATTTTTAGTTTCTGGTGATCAGGGATAATCTTCCTCAATTCTACCATAAGCATCCCATTCTTGAAGGAAACTTTGCCAACTTCAACATCATCAGACAGATTGAAACCTCTGGCGAAGGTGCGGGTGGCTACCCCTCGGTGCATGTACTCCTCCTCACCTTTGTTCTTCGCCGCCTTAGACCTGACTAGGAGGACGTTGCTCTCTGTGCTTACCTCAATTTCGTCCTCACCCCAGCCAGCAAGTGCCATTTCGATCCTCCACTTGACCTCAGATTCTTTCACGAGGTTGTAAGGGGGATACGCTTCGTTAACTGATCCCATTCCATAGGAATGCAGTCGATAAAAAATGTCATCCAGTCCGACGCTATAACGCTCAGCAGCGTCGATGATCGCACCAAGATCTTTGGT